TTGTGAAGTCCACGTACTAAATCATCAAATGTATCAATTGCTCTTAGAGTTTCAGTTTCATTGATTTGGTCTGCAAATGCAATTGCCATGCCTGAACCTGCCATTATTTGAGAAACAGGCGAAGCTTCTGAACCAGTGTTAACAACTTGGTTAGTTACATAAATGTCAAATCCTAATGTATCACACCATGCCATGCCGCCTTTTCCTTTGATACCTTCATTTATAGAGAATTTAACTCCTGCCATTTCAAGTTTCAATTGTAACCAAGGAGGAATTACCATCCACATATCAGAAGCGTCAACGTCTGACTCTGCAAGTTTTTGCTTAAACTCGCCAACAAATGGAATTACATTGACTGACGTTACTGTAGTTGCTGTTACTGTTTTACCTGCGTTAGCATACTCGCCCATAACGTTAGTATCACATGATTGTGCAAGTTTATAAGCTGAACGTTGTGCTTGTGAACCCTTCATATCCATTGAAGCTTGAGCCGCTTCGATATCGCCTACTTTAAAAGCAAACATATCAGCAGTATCTACTAACAATGTGATTCTTGAGTCTTGAAGTGCTTCATATGAAATTGTAGCACCAGTGTAACTAGAAATAGTAGGGTCTGCAAGTCCATTAAAATATACTGCGTCACCTTTCTTCTTAATCTCACCAGTGTATTGAGTGTTACAAATTTTCTTTGCTACGAGTTTTGATTCTAGTGTCCTTAATATAGTTGCCGCCCAAATCTTTGGCGCAAAATTAGCTGTACTCATGTGTTATCCTTCTACCATGTTTTCATGGATTTCATCACAAGATCATAGTTCTTATTGACCTCTGACTGACTCATGGCATCCACTTGTGCCCTAGTGTAAAGGGCTTCTGTCGTGCTTGTGTTAGCTAGTGAACCAGTAGAAGCGTCACTATTCGCTTGTATCTTTTTAATAGTGTCTTGTTGTATCTTTTCAGCTTGCGCGGTTATGATATTCTTTTTGTTGGCAAGAAAATAAGCTTCACTCAGTGTCTTTCCATCATTGATGTACTCAACCACTTTGTCGGCACTCTCTAGCTTCGATATGTCTTCAAGTGATTCGATTGAATCTAACCCCATATCCTTTAATTCACTATTGAGCTCTGTTAGTTGTTTAGCTGTATAACTCTCCGTCTTGATTTTCTCATACTCTTGCAAGCGTGGGTCATTCTTTTCCCATTGTTTTCTAAGTTCTTCAATGGCTTGTTCAGATGTGGTTTCACCCTCTTTCATTTGTTTTACCACTTCTTCTTGTTTTTGCTTTGCCATTGCTTTGTCATACTCTGCTTTAGTATGTATGTCATGTGACTTACCGTACATTTCATCAATTAACTTGTCTTGTGCGGCTTGTTCTGCTTTCCTTCTAACATCTGCATACTTCGCATTGTCTTCTTTGCTCTGTACAGGCTTTTCGTCAACTTCGACTACTTCTTCAACTTGTGTATCTGTTGCGACCTCAGATTCAACGCTTTCCACAACTTCTGTCTCTACAGGTTCTTGAGGAGTTACGACTTCCTCGGCTACTGCGTTTACAGTATTTTCTTCCATAATATAATTCTCCTTATCTTTACGCTCTAGGCGTTTAGACCGTCCATTAGTGAAGGGTCAGCTTGTAGTGCTTGCTGTTCTTCGGGGGTTAATTGTGACATTATCTGATTAAGTTGCTCTTCTTGCTCTTTTGCCTGTTCTTCTTCCTTCTTGAAGTCCTCACGGATTTCTTGAGGTAGTACAGATTTAGGCATGTTACGTGCATGTGCGTACTTGTCAATCCATTCTCTATCTGCATAGCTATCAAGTATTGATACTTGCAGTGATTCGGTGAAGGTTGATGCAGGTCCTACGTCTACGATCAAATCAAACTCAATCCCACGTCCTTTGTCACCTTGGAATATCTTACCGACTTCGTTGCCTTCTTCATCTTTACCCTTAATAGGTCTAGGTTGGTTGTAATAGCTTTTAAAGAACTGCTCATACAATTCACCACTACGTTTAACACTTCTCACTACAACTTGCATATATGAATCATTAGGCTTTTGTGCTTGATTCTGTAGCGCTATGATTGCACTAGCCGCCATATTAGCACCGATTGTCTCACCTGTTGATACTTCTGTTACCCCTGTGACGTTACGTGTCATATCTAGGATAGTGTTAGTTAGGTTTGAAGCTGTAGCAGGTGTGTTAGGCATCTGCATGAACTTGAATCCATCGCCAACACCTTGGTAACTATCCTCTAGTACTTCACCCGGAACATTAGTGATTGCTTGTGTTAATGCTCCTACCTTTGATATAATCTTAGGCCATGCGGTTTGCTGTACCGACAACAGTTGCATACCCAATCCCCAGTTTAACGACTTCTGATTAGGAATAATATCCTCTATCATACTTCTATAAAACACTGATTTACGTCTACGTTTGAATCCTAAGTGTACAATAGGGTACATAGTGAATTTCTCATGGTCTTCACCTTCGACTACTGGTGCTAATTGTCTAGGCTTAACAACTGTTGCGTTCTTTGTTACTTCTGTATAGTAAATCTCTCCACCTTTGCGGTAGTACTTTGTATAGGTGGTTACATCATTATCGTTCTTTGATTCTACTTTAGCGCTGTCATACTTTTCATCAGGATCAACTACTTTATCAGGTTTAATCAATTGATAGTTTGAACCGCTTTTCTTTGCCTGTGCTTTCACCACTTCATAATCTCTGCTACGTCTAAGGATAATGAAAGGCTGTTTGTCTGTCTGATATGGCTTTAATCTATTGTTTCCATAAGCAACGTCAATAGGGTCGATAATCTCACCCATCAAGCGACCGATAAACTTTGTATTTGTACCGCCTTTGTAATCAGCATCATAGTAATAGTGCTTAATACCATTACCGATTGAGATTGTATCGTCAACCGCTTCTTCTGTTAGTGTGTCTTCGTCTATGTCATACCATGTATTCTGTGCCATGTCAGTAAAGTCTTGTGCTATCTCGTTAGCAACATCATTCTCATCTACCTGCTCTTTAGGTCTGAACTGCATTTTCAATTGTTGTGACAAGATATTAGATCGTTTATTCTCTACTGTTTGGTCACATATGTTAATCACTGGTCTAGGCATATACTTTGTAGCTTCTGTCTTTGGAGGCCATTGTTTCCCTTCAATGAACCGTGTTAGTTCGGGCCATGAAGTATTGAAGCCCATTGCAGTCTTATAGTCTATATCGTTTTGGAATTCTTGATATATGTCATCAGGTTTAATCTTTATCACTTAGTCTCACCGCCCATCATCCATTCACGCATAAGCTTTTCTTTGTCTTCTGCGTCTGCGTTACCTTCTTTTACTTGTTCGGCTTGTTCTGCCATTAGAATCGACTCTGTTATCTGTTTAACACCGTTACCAGTTAACCGCCAATTATTTCGTTCTAGTATCTTAACCAGTTTCTCTGCTAGTCCTACCATGTAACAAACCCTCCGTTCTTCGCTTTATCTTGTTTTTGAAACTTATTTATATAATCTATTGGCACTTTAACTTGTGGTCTATATGGTCTTGGTCTACCTGCTACAAAGTATCTAGCCGCATCAGGTGCATGTGTTAGTTCATGAGGTTCTTTTGCTACATCATTAGGGTCACGTTCAGACTTCTTCACCTGTGCGATACATCTAATCAAGTGTTCGCAATTATCGAATATCTGTAGGTTAGCTGTCATGATCCCTTGTTCATCTTCATAAGGTGTCAACCACTCCTTAAGGTCTAGCCATCCCTTTACCCTTGAGTTATCAGCTTTCGCCAAGTTAATACCATTCTCAAAGAATATCTCATGCGCTGACCGTCCTGTCTCTTGTCTACGACTCCATAAGTCCCCCGGTGCAATGTATTGATAGATAGGCTCATTAGTCATAGCTTTGATACGTTCTGCCGCTTTAGAGATAACAAGGTCACTCTCATACACCTCTTTATAGAAGTATGCACGGTTATGGGTGTCTACTGCTACCCAATACCCTGCAAGCTTATCCAATCCGTAGTCCATTACAAAGTACCTACGCCACTCATCAGGTATAACAAAAGCTTCACATGTGTGTATCTCTCGCTTAAACTCTCTAAATAATGCTCCAGATGATTGTATAAATCTTGCTTCACCTAGTTGCTTATACTTGTCGGGATCAGTGTCTTTGAGTTGCTCTATAGTTGCACGTTGCTCAAGCGTTAGAAAAGGATTATCGAAGTGTGTAGACAATACT